GAACCGCGCATTGCGCGCGCGCATCTTGAACATGCGTTGCGCAGAGCGCGCGCAGCTTATCGTTTCATTTAACTTTACTTTCCAAACGCGCTCATCATTGCTGCAAATCGTTGCGCATCGCTGCGCTTCGAATCAACATGCTCGATGTAGCATTTAATGCATGCGTGTCCTTTGCCGTTCAGTTGGGCTGGAAACACTTCCAGCGGATGAACCGCAGCTGCGCAATGATCGCAAGCAATGTTCTCTGTGTCGCTCATTTACTTGTTCTCCAATCTATTGATCATTACTCGTTGATGCGCCGCAAAATCTGCCTGTGCAGTTAATACGCCCGCTGATTTAGAAAGCGCGCCACAGCTGCATCCAATAATCCATTCACCGTTGCCGTTGCGAGCGGGCTTCGAAGCTCGATGCTTTTTCAATTCTCGAAATTGTGCGCCTGTCATTACTTGTTCTCCAATGCAACTACAGAAACCCAATCACCGATTCGGCTGCCATCAATCATGTTTGTCCTGCGAATCCAGCTCTCATGCATCTTGCAGATTTTCTTTCCCGCAAAACCATTTGTATAAACAATTGCGTGTGTAGCTGTTCGATAGCAGGATTTTACTCCTGCAAACGATTGCCGGACTTCAACAAGCTGCGCGCACATCGTCTCTTCCTTCCAGTTATTTCGATAATGTGGATTGCTCATTTTCTCGTCCTCTCTTTCTATTGTCTTAGTTATTAATAATGCGCATTGAAAAATCAACGCATGCAATAGTTTCGCAGCTGTTGCACATAAAATGCATGTTCTCGCAATCAGCATCCGAATCAACATCGAATCCGCTGTCCATCGTATTGTTTCCGCAACTGCAAGCGAGAAATTCGCTCTTAGCATCCTCGAAGCTGATCTTTCCCTTTACTGCGTCTGTCATTTGTCTGTCCTCTCTTTTGTTCAGCTGTACTTCAGCTGATATGTACACAATACATATAGGCAAAATGTCTGTCAATAGCTGTTTTACGCAGAGAAAGATTAAGATTCCTTAACAATTGAGCATTAGAACGCTTGTTCTACGCTGGCTTATTGCAACAATCCGCAATAAGGAATAACCCTTGACAGACGCTGGACACATGCTTAATATGTCTTTAGCAGCTCAAGTTGAGCTGCAAGAGGATGTAGGAGGACATAGAAAATGACACGAAAGGATTTTCGAGAGCTTGCAACGATTCTCGGAGAGACAAAGGCAGAGTTGGACCTAGGGCTATTGCCAAAGGATATCATCTTCGAGAATCTGCAGGATGAAATTATTTCATTCTGCAAGCGTTCAAACCCGAATTTCGACAGCGGGCGATTTGTCGAAGCAGTTGCAAAAGCAGCTAAGTAATTAAAGAAAGAAAGAGAGGACATATCATGTTGAACAAGGCAAAGATGTCGCAGATTCTCCGCCGAGCGGGCTTCGAAGCTTCGAAGCAAACAACAACAGCTGTTCGAGGCTGGTACAATTTCAGCCGCGGCTATCTTGTTGAAGCTTGCGATGATGAAGGAAAGTTTGTTCGAGTCTCGCAGCGCAGTAATTCGCACAGCGAAATGAGCAAAGAGACTGCGCGCAATGATGTTGCTCTTTATGCAAGCGCGTTGATCGCTCTTGGATTCAATGTGCATTTTGCACACGCTGAAGACGATGCACGCCACGGGCATGTGTTGTATGTCAGCGAATACGCAACTGAAGCTTAAAGAAAGAAAGAGAGGACTTATCATGCCAACGATTCGAGAACAACGATCATTGCTGCAGTCTCTTGCGGACGGCATGTTGATCGAAGCGGATGATTTTGCGAATGAGCGTCTGTCTGTCATAGCTGCAGAAATGCGCTATGCAGCGGGCAAGGCCCGAACACGCGATGCAATGGCAATTGTCGGCGCACGCGCTGCGGATCAACTGATGCGCGAGCTGGGCCGCAAGGACGATGCGTTTGCAATCGCTCGAGCGTTTCTGGTAGGTGCGAAATGAACAGCCAGACTAAGCAAGCAATTAAAGCTGGCATCGCTTGGGGCATCATCATTGCAGCATATGCATTGATCGGTGCGCTAGGCGCAATCGAGTTAATGAGGATGTATCCATGAAGACATTGTTTATCTTGAAGCACGCAGACGCTATGCCAGACGGGCTGGAGAAGCTGCTGAATGAATGCACGATTGGTGTTCAAGCTGTGCCAGGCATTGCGCTTGCTCGAACAGCAAGCGATAAATGGCTTGCTGTTGTCGACGATGGCGAAGCGTTGCATTTTGTAGCTACAGAATCGCGCAAGGGTCCATCGATTAAAGACATTCGCGCGCATGTGCAGCTATCGAAACAGCGAGCAAATTAACATGGAAGACTTTGCATATCTTGAGGATTACAAATGGCTGGAGACAGCTCGAACAACGATTGCAGCAAGCGATGGGCTGAAGCTGCAGATTGATTTGCGCGGCGACACGCTGCGCAAGACAATTAGACTTGCAGAGCTTTCGCGCGGGTATAAGCCCTGGGCGAAGATCGAGCGCGCTGCGCCAATCTGCACATGGACTCAAGCGGGCGAAGCCGCTAAACTGAACATGTCAATTGCTGATTATATGAAAGGACAAACAGCATGAAACTGCGAGAGCGTGTGGACACATATTCTATTGCGCTGCAGACAGACTATAAGCGCGAGCTGGAGCGCATCGAGCGCAGAGAGCGCGCCAAGCTTCAGGTTATTGCGCTTGCGATTCTTGCAGCTGCGCTGATCGTGTTTCGCGTTGGCGCATGAGCAGGGATTTTGTCAATGACGGTGAATGCATTGTGTGCGGGCATCTTAAAGATAAGATCGAAGCAGGCGAAGCAAAGCCGTGCATTGAATGGGAGACAATAAAGCCGAAGGAGGACGAGGACAATGGACCAGACGAAGCTTAATCTGGACGCAATTCGGGAAGATGAATGGATGCCGATTCCAGACGGCGAGACGCTTACAACATCGCTTGAGCTTGATGACATTACAGCTGCAGCAATTAAGCCGTTCGATTTGCATTGGACTGGCAGCGTCTCGTTCAACTCTCTTGCAATGCCCGAAGGATTGCCGCAGGACTTTAGCCTAGGCGTAATCGTTGGCGCATCAGGTTCTGGCAAATCTACGCTGCTAAAGCAGTTTGGCAATCCCGTTGCGCCGAGTTGGGCGAATGATCGAGCGATTGCATCACACTTCACAGATGGCGATGCAGCTGAACGCTTCGGCGCCGTAGGGCTTAACAGCGTGCCAACATGGACCAAGCCGTATAGCGTGCTTAGTCTAGGCGAACGCTTCCGCGCTGATCTTGCACGCTCGTTGCAGGATGATGCGGTTATTGATGAATTCACCAGCGTTGTGGATCGCAATGTTGCAGTTAGCGCATCGAAAGCAATGCGCAAGCATATTGCTGCAAAGGGTATTAAGCGGGTGGTTATCGCAAGTTGCCACCGCGATGTGTTGCCATGGTTAGCGCCGGATTGGGTGATTGACACCGATACGCGCTCCTGGGCATTGCGTCCGCGGGAGTGTCTTCAACACCCTTCGATTACTATCGAAATTTATCCAGCGACCAGAGACGCTTGGAAGCTTTTCGGTGCGCACCACTATCTAACAGCTGAATTGTCTAAGAGCGCGCAGAAGTTTCTTGCCGTATGGAACGGCAACATCGTGGGCTTCACCAGCTCGCTAAGTTTCCCGCACGCAAAGATTAAACACGCATATCGAGAGACGCGCACCGTTGTGCTGCCAGACTTTCAAGGGCTTGGCATTGGCGTGCGCTTGAGCGATTGGCTAGCTGCGTTTCATAAAGCGCAAGGGCATCGCTACTACTCCCGAACAACGCATCCACGCATGGGCGAATATCGCAATCGTTCAGCTAACTGGCGCGCAACGACCACAAGCGGCAAGAAACAAGGTGCGTTGGGCGCGAACAGCGCATTTAAGAGTAAACCTGCAGGACCAACTTGGCAACCAGATTTAAACAGGATTGCGTTCTCTCATGAATACATTGGACCAGGGCTTGAAGTAAGCGAAGCAATGTTGAAAGCGCCAGAGTGGCGAGAGAAGCGCAGCGAGTTTATCAATGGCGAAATAATCGATCAGCTAACTTTGCTCTGATACACTTTCAGTAAGAGCAGGAATGCTCTTTGTCTACGCCGTGGGCTTCGTCCTGCGGCTTCGCCTCCGCCGCGTTGTCCTCCGCGGCGGAGGCACCTACATTTGTTGAGGGCGGGAGGACGACATGCCGCGCAAATCATTTGATCGCTTCGATGCGCTGCATGAGTGGGTGAAAGACGCGCAAGCTGTCATGAACATTGCGCATTGGGAAGTAAGCGTTGCACGAGACGCTGCCGATCTTGATGCATGGGCTGACATTGCGCCACACTCTCAAGCGTTCACCGCGGAGTTGCGCGTCTCTCATGACTTCTGGAAGCAAACACCAGAGAAACAGCGAGCTGTGCTAACACACGAGCTAACGCATCTGATCATGACTCATACGGATAGAACGGTCGACAATCTAGAAGAGGCATTGGGCAAGCTTGCATGGGCGACATTCTCGCCGCAGTATGAAGACGCAAGCGAGCGAGCGACAGAACATGTTGCGCTACTCATTGCGCCACAGCTGCCGCTACCAGAACTTGGGGTGTATTCTTGAGGTTCAATCGACCTTGCTTAGACTGCAAGAGACTTACTACAGATGGCAACAGATGCGATGCATGCAACAAGATTGTGCAAAGCAAGCGACAAGCTGAACGAGGGCCGCAACCGTATCGAGACAGCGCATGGAGAAAGATCAGCGCGCAGCTTCGAGCGAAACGACCATGGTGTGAGCTGTGCGGATCCCGTACCGATTTAACCGTTGATCACATCATGCCGCTTAGTATGGGCGGCCCGTTAATCGCTCATGAAAGCGGCCTAAGGGTGCTTTGTCGCCGCTGTCATGGAAAGTTAAACAATCGCGCATAACGCTCGCCAGCGTGCGGGAAAACACAATGCCAGCTCGGGCTAAGGGCTTGACCCCAAGGGCGGGTCTTATTCTGCGGCGGCGTACACGCAGGGTATCCAGCGCCGAGTCTCAGGCGCATGCTGTCAGGTTGAGAGGGCGGGGGTATTTTTTATGCCGGGACCGAAAGCAACACCAAACGAAATTAAATCCAAACGCGGCACGCTGCGCAATCGCGGACAAGTTGTGCAGATTAAAGCGCAGCTTCCGCGTCTCGCGGACGCAGCTCGACCGACCGACCTTGGACCAATTGCGTCTGAAGCCTATGAAAGAATTTTGGCCGCAGCTGGTGAATGGTTGGCAGTTAGCGATCTTGATGCCGTTGCAATGCTTGCAAAAGCCATTGAGCGACACACGGACTTGGCCGCTCGATTGATGCAAGATGGACCTGTCCTTTATACGGATAAAGGTTATGCATACGCACACCCGGCAGCGGGCATGTTAAGCACAACGGAGGATTCAATCCGCAAATGGACAGCAAGTCTAGGGCTAACAGCAAGCGATCGGGTAAAGCTGGGGCTGGTCATGGTCGAGAGCAGGAGCAAGCTCGAGGAATTCGCGCGCAGGGCGCGGGAAGCTTGAGCGCATGGCCACCGCGCTGGCTGACACCTACACCGGAAGCTGATCTTGCGCGCTCGCTTGGCGATGAAGTTGCAGACTTTGCCGAAGCGTTGGTGCCAATTGCTAAAGACAGCATTGCAGGACGCAGCGGTGAACCAATCGTCTTTCGAGACTGGCAACGCAATCTGTTGCGGCACGCATTAGCGCGCAGAGAGGATAAGACATTTACGCATCGAATCTTTCTCGCGGGTGCAGCTCGCAAGAACGGCAAAACGGCCCTTATTTCGGTGCTGCCAATTTACTTTGGTTTGTTTGGGGATCAAGGCGGAGAAATTTACAGCGCAGCTGCGGACCGCGATCAGGCAAAGCTGGTCATGTCGCACGCCAAACGAGCAGTAGAATTGCAACCAGAATTTCATGGACAAATTCGCGTGTTTCGAGACGCGCTCGAATTCAAGGCAACTGGAAGCGTGTATCGCGCGCTATCAAGCGAGGCATTTACTAAAGAGGGTTTAAGCGCATCGCTCGTTATCGCAGATGAGCTTGCAGCGTGGCCGAATCGAGAGTTGTTCGATGTGCTGTCGCTTTCAATGGGCGCGCGCCGTTCGCCAATCATGGTTGCAATTACAACGGCAGGACCGCGCATTGATCCAACTGGGCAAGACAGCATTGCGCACACGCTGTACCAGCTCGCAAAACGCCGCATTGCTGGCGAGCATGAGGACACAACACTTGGCATGGCATGGTGGGAAGCGGGCGAGGGCGCGTATCTAGAACCAGAGCGATGGGCTGAAGCGAACCCTGGTTTGCTTTCTGATCCACCGATTCTCGCATTTGATGATTTACTTTCTGCGCAGAAGCGCACGCCCGAAGGCGAGTTTCGAACCAAACGGCTAAATGAATTTGTGGCAAGCTCAACGAGCTGGGTGCCGTCTGGCGCGTGGGAAGCATGCGCAGACGATACACTTAAACTTGAACCACATGATGCAATTGTTATTGGCTATGACGGCAGCTTTAGCAATGACTCGACAGCTATTGTTGCCGCGCGTATTTCGGACCGCGCGCTATTTGTTTTAGGGCATTGGGAGAAGCCATTGGACGATAATCATTGGCGCGTGCCTATTGAGGAAGTGGAAATGCGCGTTGAGGAATTAGCGAAGTTGTACGATGTAAGAGAGTTAGTCTGCGACCCGTTCAGATGGCAACGCTCAATGGAAGTTTGGCAAGCTGCTGGCTTGCCCGTAGTTGAAATGCCGCAGACACCCAACCGAATGGTGCCGGCAACATCTTCAATGTTTGATGCGATTGTGAACAAGCGCGTTAAGCATGACGGCGATCCGCGCCTTGCGCGACACATTGCAAATGCTACGCCGTATCAATCGCGCCACGGTGTGATGCTGAGGAAAGAACATTCGAATAAAAAGATTGACCTTGCCGTTGCGGCAATCATGGCACATAGTAGAGCAGGAACATTGCAGAGCGCACCAGCTACGCCGCAGAAAGCGCGCGTTGAATACATTGAGCTGTAGGAGAAAACATGGGGCTGATTGACCGGATTCTTGGACGCGAATCAGAGGAGCGCGCAATTGGCGGTGGTTGGAACGGCCATTGGTTTGAATCCAACGGCGCGCGATCAGCTGGAGTTGCAATCAATGAGGAGAATGCAACCGATATTGGTGCGGTATACGCGGCGGTGAAGTTGTACGCCGACACGGTGTCCGCGCTTCCGTGGGGCGCATATATTCGAGACGCAGGAACGCGCCGACCAGTTGCGCGTCCGCGATGGATGGACAATCCAATCCCTAACAACCCCAACTATACCGGATTTGATTTGCGACATCGAACGGTTACCAGTCTTTTGCTCGATGGCAACGCCTTCCTTTTAACATTGCGAGACACGACCGGCAATGTTGTGGAAGTCCGCGTTCTGGATCCGCGTAAGGTTGAAGTTAAGCAACTACCAGACGGCACGCCACAATACACAATTAAGACGCTTGAAGGATCAAGCACACATGGGCCGGATGACATTCTGCATATTGTTTTGTTTGCTGGCGTAGGGGAGAGCTTGCGCGGTCTTTCGCCGGTTGAGCATCACCGCGAAACGCTTGGGCTTGCCTCCGCTACGCAGCGTTTTAGCGCCAAGTTCTACGAGCAAGGCGCCGCACCTTCCGGCATTATCAAAGTCCCGGGAGAGCTGACATCTGATCAAGCGGAACAATTGCGCGCATCATTCGGACGCCGGCATGAAGGCATCGAGAAAATGCATCGCGTTGCCGTTATTACCGGCGGCGCAGACTTTCAGCAATTGAGCGCGAAGATCAGCGATTTGCAATTGGTTGAAACCATGCATTGGGGCGTGGAAGCCGTTGGCCGAATCTACGGCGTGCCGCTGCATCTTCTCCAATATCCTGGCGGCAACTCCTCGTATAACAGCGTGGAAATTGTTTCCATTGAATGGCTGCGCCTTGGCCTTGGGCCACTTATCGCG